TCAATATATTGCCTATTACCACTGCGCATCTGCAAATAATTATAGTGTCTAACAACATATTTGTCATTGCGTTCTAATGCGAACTTGAACAGATCATAGAGTGGACCAGTTCCATTAGGCGTCGAGATAACAATCAATCTACCTTGCGTATCAGGCTGTCCAACACGTGGGCGTAATCGATTTGTTATTTCTTGCAGTGTGTCTTGGGTATATAATGCTGCTTCATCGGCTACCCAAATGCCGACATTCAAACCGCGTAAGTTTTCGCGCTGTTCTGCACTTTTACAGCGAATGAAAACTCCCTTAGGAAACTTGATCGTAAGTTCACTATTGTTTATATCGATACCATCTTTTAGACCAAAATGATTCATGCAACTATTTTTTAGTTGTTCCCAGATCAAACTCTTGATCATCGCGCCTGTTGGGGCTGAGTAGATAATGTCTTTACCCTTATGATAACGAATATCTGTAGCAAAAATAGGAAGAGCGATAGCGGCCAGAAAAGTCTTGCCGGAACCAACAGGCACAATATCGATGCAATGTTTATCAGTAGTGAGCCAATCTTGTAATAGCGTACTTTGTTCGCCATACAATGGTATATCAATCTTGTTTTGCATTAGCCTCTGTTAGTCTTTTATAACAATCGGCCCAAGTATCATCACGACTAATGACTTCTGGCAAACTATGTTTGACGTTGATGTAAAATGGTATCGCTATGATGTTCAGCACACCACCTTGACCAAATATGTTTTGTTGATTTTTATAAAAATTGTTTGGATTATAATTTGCGCAAGGAAACCAATATAACTTATAACCTATATTTGATAAAAAGTCATATATGCTCTTTGTGTCACAATGATGTGCTTCATAAAATATGACTGGTAAATTGTCTTTGATAGTCTGGCTCATGCCTTCTACGACTGGCCATTCATGACCTTCTACGTCGATCTTGATGACATGCGGTGGCTCTATCATTTTCTGGCGCACAAGATAATCGATGTATGTCATGTCGCATAATTGACCATCTTCCGTAATCCTGCATTCTCCATAATTGCCTGGCTCGCCTAATTTGAATTTTTCGATCTGCGTAACGCCAATGTCATTGCTGATAGCATATTCTAGACATGTGACATTCTTGTTGTGAAATGTATTAGTTTTTAGCAGTTTATAGTTTAGTTCGTTAGGTTCAAACGCATAGACATGTTTACTGAATGGCGCGAAACCTACAGTATGATATCCTATGTTTGCACCAATGTCATATACTATTGCTGCAGGATTTAGGAAATTGCGCAACAACATTAGTTCTTGCTCAGTATATTCACCATAATATCTTAGGCTAACACCAATAATGCTGTCAGTATTATAATGATAAAATACAGGGCTATAGCGTGTACTTGCGCTAGTCACATATTCGCTAAATCCTGGCTCCCACATCATTGTATATGTGTCTTTATAATAATTCATGTTATATTTTGGCATGTCGATATCGACATTAGTATAGGTTATTTCACTTGTTCTTTCCATTGACTTATTCCTCTATAGTAATTGTTTTTTCTACATTTGTCCAATCTGGTAATTCACGCTGTGGAAACTGAAACATCGCCTGTAATGGTTGACCACCTGTCGTATGATCAACGTCAACTTTGTCAGCAACTACTTTGCTCAATATCATTTGCTGATATTTCATGACTAGTTGTTTGTCGTCTGACATACGAGCATTGTGATAATCTTCCGCTAGTCCTACCGCAAATGGCTTGTCTTTCTTGGCTATTTCGTGCAGTATTGTCTGTGCTGATAGTTTCTGCTTTTGACCCTTTTTGCGTCCACTGCCCGGTCTCCAACCCCCGTTCTTTCCTTTTTCTGGTTTTTTCTGATTGTTGATCAGTTCGGACATATATTATTTCTCCATTACTTTTTATTAGCATATTCTATTTTGACAAGACTATGTGTACCACAGCATCCTTGTTGCCATGCATATCCCAATCGATTGCAGCGTGATTTTACTCTATCGCGCAACTCAACATAGTCTTTTAGGTTCATATTGCCACGACCAAATATTCGTGCGTAACTAAGAAAGTCACTATCATTTAGATTATTGACCAGTTCCAAATCGCTTGTCATATGCTGCCTTGATTGCTTCATAACGTGGATGATCACTAGCATCTTTAGTGATGTTAGCAAATAGTTGTTTTGCTACATGCTCTTCGTTAGTGTTGATCATATTCATGAAAATACCTAATATTTTGGTATTGTTCATGCGCTCGTATAAATGTGTTCCTCTCATGATTTTACTCCTAGATCCATACTATTTCATAATCGTCTGGATTATCGTTATCGTCTAATCCATCGTAATAACTACCAGTTGCTTTATGCTTGTACTTTCTTATGCCAAACACAGTGAGCCATTTTTGATTCTTCTTGTTCCATTGTCTGCATATCTCAGCAAAACGATCTGATCCCAATATCAATTGTAATTGTGTCTTGCTATCTTCTACGCTAGGATTGATATCCCATTTGCTATGTTGTATCTCTAGCATGAAACTGACAACTTGATCGATTTCCAATTCAGTCATATATGGGCTGAGTTCTGTACACATCTTATCAAATACACGTATATTATGTGTAAAGTCTGGCTTATCAACTAGTGTTTTTAGCACTAGATCATTAGTGGACGATATGTGTTTCTTCTTGTTGCTGCTCATTCTGTGCCTTCATTTTCTTTAGATTATCTGCTGTGATGATGCTACCTAAAAACTCATGTACTGTGCGTAGGCCCAATATCTTCATTTCTAGTATATGTTTACCATCTTCGTCTAGTTTGTCTGTTTCTTCTTTGGGTAGATTCATTAGACTGTTTAGACTTGCTACGATATCATCCATGAGTGGTTCTACGCTTACCCAGCGTATACCATCTGGCCCTGTCTCTACGTGATATTTGTATTCTAACATTATTTGCCCTTCTTTTTCATTGGTTCTTTATAGCCACTTGCATGAATTGCTGCTGCTTGACGTTCTGCTTGCTGGCGTGTTGGATATTCTTTGCCACTTTCACCATACTTGTAGTATGTCTTGCCACCGCGTTGTATCTTATGTATAGGCATGAATTCAATCCTCTGCTTTCTTATTTATCACTGAACAGATATACCTATGTTTATCTATTACTTCAGGATCGACTAATAATGTCTCACATAATCTACAAGCCATGCCTTTATATTGCCATACGCCTTTTATGCGCATATAGAATTTGCTGAGTGGTACCTGTGGTTTTTCTATACTGGTATCTATTTTTTGTATCTTGCGCAATTGCGCTTTGTTATTGCTATTGATACCACCTATCTTGCTGACTATATGTCTGTGTAGATGTTTCTCGCTCTCAGGTTTTCTTGGTTTAGGTTTACGTTTATATGGCATCGACTATTTAGATAGGTACTTTTTGTACAATTTTACCTCACTTTTCTTGACCCATTGTAGATATTTGTTATTGCAATCGACACAAACAAGTTTGGCTACATGTGGGCCAAACTTGCCTGTGATAATATCGACTTTGTGATCTTTATGCTTGTTTAGTATCAATTTGATCATCATATTCCGTGATATCACGATATGTGCCCTGAGCAGCATAATATTTCAATTGCTCATCACTCAATGGATCAATTAGTGGTATAACATATTCAGTATTGTATAGATTCAATATTGCTGTGAATACGTTATTGATCAATGCGATACCAACAACTGCTGCTTTAGTCAGTGGTTTATGAAAATCAGTGATATATCCATTATATGACTTATAACGCAATCTAGCAATCATGATATTTGGATATCTTGCAAACATATCATCTATGATATCTTTCACATGAGTACCATTTTTGCAGCCGCGATATAGTTCTGCTTTTGCATCTGTAGCAGCACCTGTCAGAAATGTATTATACATATTTTCATGTTCAGGTCGTAATGAGATATAAACGTTTGCTCGTTTGACTCTAGATCCAATACGTATGTTTGCTATCTGTACAGCGATCTCATCATATTTGAAGTTTGGATCCAATCTTACGAAACCAATTTTATATTGCGTAATTTGGTTCGTGCTGCCATTAATTCCCGACACCTGAACAACACTATTCTTCTCTTCTTCTTCCTCACTCATGGGCCTCGCAGAGGCCTGAGAGGCAAAAGCAAGCGCCGTAGGCGCGAGTACATTATCACTTGTGTGTAATGTATTACTTTTCCCTTTCCCTTTCCCTTTCTCTGAAAGAGAGTAAAACATTTCAGCATCGATCAATGTCCCTAAATCAATATTATTTGCCATAGTCTATCTCCTTTTATTATATACAGTAAATTGATTCTAGATCGTCCCAGAATTTGACGATCTGAAATACGCAAAATCTTTTTTGTGCTTTGGTCCAAGGTAATTGTGTCATTGGATCACGATTCTTGTACGTATGAATGATATTATTACATTGCATCCATTCGTTAGTGTTCCAAGACTCGTTGATAAAATTGTCTTTGATTTTGGTAGCGCGTTCAGCCCAAAGTATGACATCATCATCTTTTAGATTGTCAGCAATGTGCCAAAATTCTTTACTACGATTTGAATTATAACGATCACGCAAAAATTCTTTTTGCAACGTTACTATGTTGTCTCTAAAGCTCATTTGTTACTCCAAATAATTTATTATTACACTTCAACATCTTTAGCGAGATTGGGACAGAATGCGCTAACAAACTGTCCCTGTTGGAGTGTTTACATTGTACTCTTAGATTGTACAAGAGTATTTATCACTGATTGTAAGTGATATATTTTTTATAATGCGATAGACCATTATCGTCATTGTAAAACTCACCGCAAAGTTGTTCTGCTCGTTGTTGTGGAAATATGGTAGATACAACATTTCGAAACACAGCAAAATTCATTTCGGTTAGATTGTTTTGTATCACATAATCGTCAATCAATTTGACTTCATGCTTTTTGAGCATAATATCATAATTAGTCAACATTGTGTTGTGATCTAATGTAGGGAATAAAACATTGTTCCAGACTTTCATAAACACTCCTGTAAATTACTCTTCTTCGTGTTCTTCTCTATACTCAGCATAATATAATTTATCATGCACTTCTTCTACCAATTCAAACAATATACTTTTAAATTTATTATCACTATAACGTAATGTGATTGGTAAGCATTCTTCTATAACACTACGCATCAAAGGTCCAGGTAGTGTTGTTTTATCGCTAACTACGATTTTGTCATCGTATAGTTCAAATTTTAGAAAATGACTTTTAGCAATGACTACATCGTTTTC